CGGACAGGCTTGACGCTGCGGTCTGGGCCATCACCGACCTTGTGTTCGGCAAGTCGGCAAGGGGCGGCACCGTCCCGATCAGGGGAGGGCATCACTGATGGCCAAGGTGGTCAAGCTCAAGCCGACGAAGCAGGACGAAAATCGCACTCGCATCGGCGACGTGAAAGAGCGGCACCCCGACCTCGGCCCCATCATCCCAGATTACGAGGAATGCCGCGATGCCGTGGACGGTGCGACCACGGTCAAGGCCAAGAACATCAAATACCTGCCCATGCCCTCGGGGTTCAACGGCTCGGCTGAACCCGTGCTTATGTACGACGCCTACAAGATGCGGGCGCAGTTCCCCGACCTGATGGCCCCGACCATCCAAGGCATGTTGGGCATCATCCACCATGGCGAGGCGCAGATCGAAGGGCTTGAGGAAGACACCCCGCTTGAAGGCATGTGGGAGACGGCGACCCCCGATGGCCTGACGCTTGAGGCGCTGCACAAGCGCATCACCGAAGAGATTTTGACCGTCGGCAGGGTGGCGCTGCTGGCTGATCTGCCGCCAGAGGGCGGTGACCTGCCTTGGGTGGCCGTCTACAAGGCCGAAAGCCTCATCAACTGGTCCGAGAGCCGCAACTTCTTCGTGCTGGAAGAAGACTACCGGGTGCGCTCGGGTTTCACGTGGGACGCCAAGAAGCGCTACCGCGTGCTGGAACTGGTCGATGACGTTTATCAGGTCGAAGTGCTTGACGAAGATGGACATTCCCTGAGCAGCGATGAAGAAAGCGACCCCACCGAAGACGGGAATATCGACGTACAGGAAGGCGTCGCCACCTCGGTGGTGGTGCCGCAGATGCGTGGCGGCAAGACCCTTGAAGCGGTGCCCTTGGTGGTTGCCGGGTCGCGTGACCTGAGCCTTGAGCCCGATCAGATACCGCTCATCGGCGTGACGCGGGCGGCCTATGCCATCTACCGGCTGGATGCCGACTACCGCCACCAGCTTTTCATGAGCGGGCAGGAAACCCTGTTCTACATCGGCTTGGCCCCCGAAGACATGCCGACCTACGTCGGCGCGGGCGTCGGCGTGTCCATCCCCGAAGGCGGGGACGCCAAATATGTCGGCCCCTCGGGCTCGGGCATCGAAGCGCACAAGGTGGCTATCGAAGACGAGCGCTCACGCGCAGCCGAAGCGGGCTCGCGCATGTTCGCGGTCGGCGACAAGAAGGCGGCAGAGAGCGGCGAGGCGCTGCGCATCCGCGCGCGGGCGGGCTCGGCGACGCTGGTCAGCGTGGCGCAGACCTCGGCGGCGGCGCTTGAGCAGGTGCTGCGCTATTGCGCGGAGCTTGTCGGGCAAGACCCCGAAGAGGTGATCGTCAAGCCCAACCTGAACTTCCTTGACACCGACATGACGCCCGACGAGGCGAACAAGCTCACCGAATTGTGGATGAACAAGGTGATTTCCTATGAAACGCTTTATTCCAACCTTCAGCGGGGTCGCATCGCGTCTGAAGAGCGCACGGCTGAGGAGGAACAGGAACTCGTTGCGGAAGAGGAAGCCGCGTCAATGCCCACCGGCATGGGAATGGGAGAGTTGGGGATTGGCGAACAGCCTCTAGGCGGCGAAGCCACCCCCGACCTCAGCGTCGGCACGGGCGACGACGAGTATGGTCCGATCACCCCCGAAGAACTGGCGGAACTGTTCGCGCCGGAAGAGCTTGAGGAAACCGTGCCATGATGCCAAGCGAATACGGGCTCAAGCTGTACCATGGCGACAGCTATTCGTGGCAGTTCAAGCTGTGGCTTGACGAGGCCAAAGTGGCCCCGCTTGACCTGACAGGCGTGGTGCCGAAGGCAGAAATCCGGTTTGAGCCGGGCGGCGCGGTCATCGTGACGCTGGTCACCGAAGTCGTGCTGCCCAACATCATCGCGATGTCGCTCAGTTCGACCCAGTGCCAGACGCTTGAGGTGGCCCCGCATGTCTGGGATTTGCAATTGACCTACCCCTCGGGCTCGGTGAACACCGTCCTGATGGGCACGGTGGAAGTCACGGCGGACGTGACCGACAGCATCGCGCTGGCCGCGCGCTCGGCACAGCCGACCACCCTCCTGATGCGGCAGGGCGAGAAGGTGAAGCAGTTCCCAAGGGCGGCACGCAAGAAAGGCTGAACCGATGGCCGACGACATCACCGACATCGTGGTGCAGGAAACGGTCGCGTTCTACATCGACGTGACGGTTGACAGGCCGGCGCTCATCGAAATCGTCGCGCCGCCGATCCATATGGTGGAGGTGGAAGAACTCGGCGGGCCGATTGGCCCGATGGGGCCGCAGGGTACGCCCGGCCCGGCAGGGGCACAGGGTACGCCCGGCATCGGCATCGTGATGAAGGGCTCGGTGCTGACCTACGCCTACCTGCCAACCAGCCCGCTGCCCAATGACGGCTGGCTGACGCAAGACACTGAGCATGTCTGGGTCTGGAACGGCACCGAGTGGGTCGATTGCGGCGTCATCACCGGCCCGACCGGCGACATGGGGCCAGCCGGGCCGCAGGGCTTGCAGGGGCCAGAGGGGCCGCAGGGTGCGACCGGATATCCGGGTTCTGACGGTGCCCCCGGAAGCACCGGCTTGCAGGGCGAGCCCGGCATGACCGGCCCGCAGGGGCCTGTTGGTCCGGTGGGCGATCAAGGCCCGTCAGGCTTGGGCATCAACTTCAAGGGCCAGTTGGCCAACAGCGCGGCGCTGCCGCCGACCGGGAACACCGTCAACGACGGTTGGGTCATGATCGACACCGGGCACACATGGGTGTGGACGGGCACGGCGTGGGTCGATGTCGGCATCATCAGCGGCCCTGCGGGCGCGCAGGGCATTCAGGGCTTGCAGGGCGTCGATGGCCCGCAGGGGCCAGCCGGGACGCAGGGCATCAAGGGTGACACCGGGGATGTCGGGCCGGAAGGGCCGCAGGGCATCCAAGGCCCGCAGGGCGTGCAGGGCATTCAGGGCGACACCGGCCTGCAAGGGCCGCAGGGGCCAGCCGGCGCGACCGAGACGGGTGCTTCGATACTGGCCAAGCTCGCGCCGGTCGATGGCGCGGCGAGCGGTCTGGACGCCGACAAGGTGGACGGTCTGGACAGCCTGTATCTTCTGGATCGCACCAATCACACCGGTTTTCAGGCCATTTCCACCGTGGGCGGCTTGCAGGCGGCGCTTGACCTCAAGGCCCCGCTGGCATCGCCAGCACTTACGGGAACACCGACCGCGCCCACGGCGGCGACCGCCGACAGCACCACCACCATCGCGACGACAGCGTTCGTCAAGGCGCAAGCCTATTCCACCCTCGCGAGCCCGACCTTCACGGGCGACCCCAAGGCCCCGACCCCGCTCACGGCGGACAACGACACCAGCATAGCGACGACTGCCTTCGTGCAGGCGAACATGGCCTTGAAGGCCAACCTCGCCCACACCCACGCGCAAGCGGACGTGACCAACCTCGTCGCCGACCTCGCGCTGAAGTCGCCACTTGCCTCGCCGACGTTCACAGGCACGCCAGCAGCCCCCACGGCGGCGGCCCTGACCAGCACGACACAATTGGCCACGACCGCGTTCGTGACCGCAGCGGATACGGCGCTGGGGGCGTTGAAAGCGAACGTCAGCCACACCCACGCGCAAGCGGACGTGACGAACCTTGTGACCGACCTCGGGCTGAAGTCGCCACTCGCCTCGCCAACGTTCACGGGAACACCCGCAGCGCCGACTGCCGCTGCATTGACCAGCACCACGCAACTGGCCACGACCGCGTTTGTGACCGCCGCAGACACGGCGCTGGGTGCGCTCAAGGCGAACGTCAGTCATACGCACGCGCAAGCCGACATCACCAACCTGACCACCGACCTCGGGCTGAAGGCCCCGCTCGCTTCTCCCGCGCTCACCGGCACGCCGACCGCGCCGACCGCCACGGCGCTGACCAACACGACGCAGGTCGCCACGACCGCGTTCGTGACCGCCGCAGACACGGCCCTTGGTGCGACCAAGGAACCGACCATCGCAGCCGGCACGGCAGCGCAATACTGGACGGGCCTGAAGACGTGGGCGACACACGACAAGGCCAGCGTCGGCCTTGGCAGCGTGGACAACACATCCGACGTAGCCAAGCCGGTTTCCACGGCCACTCAGACCGCACT